TGTGTTATTAATAACTTCTTCTTCAGCTACCTCTATACCTTGTTTGTAAGATAATTGCATATGAAGTTCTAGCTCTTCAAGAGTAGAAGGTAATTCGTTTGGTGGAATACTAGATCTTGAAAAATCAGCACCAGTATTAGCTTTAGCTTCTTGTATTAAATCTTGAGCAACCATATCAGCCGCTATGTTATTAGCGTGGTCTGTTCTTTTCTTTTGAGACTCAGGATCTTGAGCGTAAGCAACAATATCGTATTCTTTATTAGACATACCATTAACCACAATGTCTACAAACTTAGGTATAACGGGTACTGGTTTCCAGTCTAAATTTAAATAAGACAAATCACCGTTTATTGATAATTCGTCTTTGTATTTAGCTATAGACTGTTCGCCTCTAGCATATAATCTTAATTGATGAAAATTACTATAACTTTGAGCATATCTATTTCCAGAACGACCCTCTTGAAACCACTCTCCTTCAATAGCTCTAGCGACTTGTATGCCGTAGTCTAAACTTGCTTTTACTTCATCGCTAACCACTTGGCTAGGAAAAGAGCTGTTAGTATTAGTGTATACTTTCATTTATCTTATAATTTTTGACGATGTTCCTGTGTTATCGTATCGTTTAATACCTAAATCTATTTTCTTATATTCTTTTTTTGCAACAGGTGTATATCTATTTTTGTTACAAGCCATAATTGCTAAACCAGAACTAATAGATGCATCGTGCTTTGTTCTATTGTTTATATTAAATTTTGCCCAGTCTTCTAGTGTTCTTTGAAAATACATATTGCCATAACCATTAGGTGTGTTACCTACGTTTTCTTCAATATAAGTTTCTATAGCTGCAGCGTGAGCTTGTTTCATATCCTCACTAGAGTTAGGTACACCACCTATTTCTCTTTCAGTTACAGACAACTTGTTATATACTTTATCAGGTCTATTCATTGAAAAACCTCTGTAACCTCTTCTTTTAAAATGATATAATAATCTTGGTTTATTATTCTCTGCTAGCAGTGGCATACCGTAAAATACACAAGCCATTAAAACATCTTCAAAAAATATTTCAGCTGTCTGAGGTCTAGCTATATATTCTAAAAAGAATAAATTTGGTGGTACGTTTTCCATTGAAAACTTAGTTAAACCGTGTAAAGATCCATTAGAACCTCTTTTGTCAACTGTACCAGATATATCATAACTGTCACAACCAAATGCTCCACAATGATCATTGCCTGGATATTTAACACCATTTTTTACAATTATTCTATTTTGTAAATCAGATGGTGGTACCCAAGATATTTTAAATCTACCGTCTTTATTTGGGTAAAATAAAACCCTTGTATCTTTAACGCCGTTTTCCCATTGAAAACTTCCTGTTGTAACTGTAGATGTATTTTGTAAATCAGCGTTGTAATCTATTTGCTGATATATTTTTGTTAAGTTAAATAAAGACTCTTTTGCTTCGTCTCTAAACGCGTGCTCTTCGGTTCTTGGAAACTGTCTGTAGTATTCATTTAAACCATCTTGATCATCTTTTAAACCATCAACCTCGTTTTGCCAGTGCTCTATAACTCCTTGTGTTATTTCGTCTCCAAATGGTCCGAGGGTTTTTTCGCTTGGCGTCTCGAATACAGGTATTCCATAAGAATCAATGAATCCTTCGTAGTTCCACTCCATAGGTATGAACAAAGAATATAATCCTGAGCTAGTCTGTCCGTTGCGGTTTCTCTTATTAACGTCTGATGCATAATAAAGTTTTTTAAAGTTTTCACCACCCTTATCTAAAGCATTAGATGTTGAGCCCATCATGCATTTACCAATAATTCTAGAACCTAATCGTAAACAAGTTTTAGTAACTCGCCAGTTGTTTAGAATATTATTTGGTTTTTCCCATTTACCACTTTCATCGTGGACTAATAGTTTTAACTTTTCACCATCATATGAGTTATCGCCTGTGTTTTTCCAGTCTATAGTGGTATCGAGACCTTCAAGTTCTTCAGGGCGATCTGTAGATGTTATATTTCTTCTTGTTAGCTTTGAAGCCGGAACTCTATATGCGAGCTCTGTTTTTGGACGGTCCATACCGTCTTGTATTGGTTTAAAGAAAAAAGGATAGTTAACCGATATTGGAACAACTTTATCTGTAAACATTTTTTTAGCATCAGGACCAGATTTTGATAATATACCAAAACGTGAATCACTTGATATTGTAGCTTCATTTACAGTTTCACCAGATGCCATAAATGAAAATCCAGATCGTCTGTTTTTAAGGTAGCACATACCAAAGCATCTTTTATCTGCTTTGCAAGCCTCCCAGAATATATAAAATAACCGATTAGCCTCTCTAAAATCTGGGTTTCCAACGTCTATTTTAGACCACTGCAAATACATATAGTGAGTGCCAGTAATATAAGTAGGTTTGTTTTTGTTTTTAAACCAAAAACCTTGTTCACGACGTTTAAATTCTTTATCTATATAATCGTACCACTTTTCCTTAAAACTTTCGTCGTACGTTTTCCAGTCAAATATCGTTTTAATTCTTTGTAACTCTTTTGGATATTCAAATGGTTTCCACTTGTCTTCTTCAAACTCGTGTACATCTTCTTGCTTGGGTAAAGCAATTTTTAAATTCTGTATTTCGTAAATATCACCTATTTTACCTGTTTTACTAATTACAACAATATCAAACTCTTCATTGTAACCATACTCCCATTTGTTATACCTATTTTTTTTATTAATTATTTTAGGTCTAATATGGTTTGGTAATATTTTTATTAATGACTGCTCGTACATTACTTAGATCTTCCTTCAGCAAACCCTTTGAAAGTTTTTTCTTTCTTTTCAATAGGTTTGTTATTAAGTATGTTTTCTTCATCTTCGATACGTTTAAGTATTTCAAACGCATCAAATATAGCTAACTTTTTAGTTGCAGCTGCATTTTTAAGACGATCAGCAGATATATCATCATCTGAATCAACAATAGCTTCTTTAGCTACTTTAATAAGTTCCTCAACTGCTTTTTGCCCAGCTTGGATTATATTCTTTTTCGTCTCCTTGGTATTCATACTTAATTACAATATCATTTGATTTCATACAATATAATCGTTCGTTGTCTATTATAAATTCAAACTCACCGAAAGGTGTGTAACCAACTAGGTCACCAGGAACGATTTTAGCAGCTTCTAAGGAACTATTACCATATTTTAGTATTCCTATAAGCTTTCTTTCTTTATCAAGTGTTAGATCGTTATTATCTAATAAAGGTTTTATAAAACATCTATCTTGAAAAGCTCTCCAATTATTATCACTTTTGTAGAGATAAATTTGGTCAGGCGAACAAAAATATAAATCATCTATAAACTTAGACCTACTATCTTTTCGTTTGCCTCTAGCATCAAAAAAACTTCTAAAAACATTGTGGTGTATAATAACTATATCACCTTTTTTAATTAAAGTAGAATAAGCGGATGGTGTTGAAACTACTTCCGCTGTATTACTTACTGCTCTAAAGTTTTCTGTACTAGTGTTAGTTATAAGGCTTTTGTCACCTACTTTTATTTCATTATCGTAACGCTTATTAACTGGCTTTACAATAAAGTCAAATAAACTTTTCATTAATATTTTAAATCATACTCAACAGATATTGCCATGTTAGAATTAAACTTCTTCCATGGCATTACCTCGTCTTTTTTCTTTATGTATATACTGTAAGAATTTTCAGATTCATTATGGATTATGTCTGATATTTGATGACCACCATAAACTTCTTGACCTACAGCATAATGCATTGCATCATTTTTGTAATCAGAACCTATACTTATTTTTCTAATTACACTGCTCATTATTCTTCTGATTTAACAACGGCTAACTCACCGTCATCTTCTTTTTCAATTACAGTGTAAGAACCGTCTTGCATGTTAATATTAATAGCACCATATTGCTCTTCAAGTTCTTTTTTTGTTTCTTCGATTTCTTGAGACAATACAGCTTGCGCGTGCATTGCTTCGTGCTTACGAACTTCTATTACACCGATTTCAGTTAAAATGTTTTGTAATTTTCCTTGTTGCTCTTGGATTTTTTCCAATTGCTCTTTTGTAATTTTACTCATTTGATTTGATTTAATTAGATTATTTTTAATTACTTATCTTTATTATCACTTGATTTTTTACTCTTTTCCCACGTTCTACCAACAAAATATGCTCCATACACTGTTATAAGTAGTGATTGAAATATTGGTATATATTCTTCAGCTACTTGAAAACCACCAACGTTACCATCAGCAAAAGCTAAAATAGTAAATATAGATGTTAAATAAACAAGTACAAGTGGACGAATATTTTTAGATAAAAACGAATCAGACTGCATGTCCATTTTCCAACGCTCTGTAATTTGATCTTGAGCGTCTTTATCAGCTTGTTCTAAAAGTTCTTGCAATTTTTGTTTTGCAGCTAATCTTTCTTCATCTGTAGTAGTTAACTTATCGATAACATTACCAATATCTTTAATTAAACCACCAGATATAAGACTTAAAAGCTTTTTCATGGTTTCGTTAATCCTTTTGAAACTCTGTAAGCTTTAATTTGTTTACCTTCTTCTTCATTTATTGTCCACTTACCTTCTTTACCTTCATAACCAGGTACACCTGCTTTTGTTAGATAACTAGCTGATACAAGCCCACCAGCTTCTCCTCTTATTCCTTTACTTACCAAATCATCAAATTTTCCAGCGCCAATTGTTTGTGGCTTTCCAGATCTTTCGTCTTTTTTCTTTTTATCGCCATTCCCATTTTTTTCGTCTTGCATAAAAGGCGTGGTAGCTTCTTTGTTGTAACCAGCTTTTTGTAACGGTCCTGATTTTTGATTGTAACCCATGATTTATTTTTTTAATATTCTTGTTAGTGTAACTGTTCTTTTTAAATCTCCGTTAAAAACACATACTAAAGTGTCTTTATGTTTCATTTTGTAATCTATATTAACTGAATAGCCATTTACAGGATTATATAAAGCTGTTTTAAAATTGTTTTTATTTTGAAATAAAATTTTTTCTGTAATAATTTGATTTTCATAAAAACTAAAATTATGAACACTTAAAACCTTATATTCACTAGCTAGTATAGTAGTGTAGTAACTTGATGTTTCGCTTACCCAAGCGCCTTCAAATTGCTCTTGTGCTTTTAATGATAAAGATGTTACCATTAAAAACATAATTAATAATTTTTTCATTTAATTTAATTTAATTTATTTAGACTTATTATAAGCCTCTTTTTCCCAAGGCAAATTTTTAGCCCCTTCTTTCATTGTTTTTCTTGAATATTTTTTACCTTTCCAGTATACATTATTATCATCGTAGTCAAGATCACCACGTTTCATTTGATCTATATGTACTT